TTTTTTTGATGGTAATGTTGGTGAATTCTATATAGCGGAAGCTTATATACCAATTTTTCAAACGTTGTTAGTTACTGTTTATGGCGCATACTTTGTAGGTAGAACCTGGGAAAAAGCTAAAAACATGGGTAATAATAAGTAATGTATTTATTAAATAACAATTAAATCAAATCAAATGGCAAAAATCACAAAAAAAGAACTAGAAATAGTTAAAGAACATCAGGTAAAATTAAACGAATATTTTAACAGACTAGGTATATTAGAGGCTCAAAAGCATGCCATGCTGCACGACTTTGCCGCCGCTAATAAAGAGGTTGAAGAATATAAAAAAGTATTAGAAGAAAAATACGGTTCAATTAATATTAACCTAGAAGATGGTGAATATACCAAAATAGAGGAATAAAATGGATAACGTTATAAGAAAAATCAGTATTGGGTCTGATTATAAGAATGACGCCATGCATTATTCTATAGGCCAGCAAGTATATGGAGGGCATGAAATTTCAGATATTCTATTTGACGATACTGATTCTTCTTATAATATTTATATAAAAAAACACGATGAGACCTTGCCGTGGAAAAAATTTAATTCCAATATGGCTATCTCAATAGAATACGACTTAGAATATTAATGAAAAGCCTATATGCTTTTATTGTATCGCCCCACGAAGAGCGTTATAATAATAAGAAAAAAGTTGGTGATGCTGAGCTGATATTAAATAATAACATAGAAAGCTTCCAGCATATAAGCAAAAAAGCTATTGTTGTAGCTACGCCAGCGGCTTTTAAAACGCCTATAAACCCAGGAGATACAGTTATGATACATCATAATATTTTTAGAAGATATTATGGTATTGATGGAGAAGAAAAAAACGGCAGCTTATATTTTAAAGATAATTTGTATTTTGCACAAATGGATCAGGTATATGCTTATAATGACGGCAGCTCTTGGAAAGCTCACCTTAATTATTGTTTCATAAAGCCAATAAAAAATAAAAGCGCATATAAAGCCGAAAAAGAACAAACTAATATTGGCATATTAAAATATGGCAATAGCTTCCTAAATGAGCTTAAAATAAACCCAGGTAGCCTTGTAGGATATACTCCTTACGGGGAATTTGAGTTTATTATAGACGATGAGCGTCTTTATTGTATGAAATCAAATGATATAGCTATTAAATATGAATATAAAGGATACGAAGAGGAATATAATCCGAGCTGGGCAAGCAGCGGTTAACGAACTTATACGTGTTGCTGAGGAAAAAATTATTACTCATACGGAGGATGATGTTTCAGCTGATAGGTTAAAAAATGCTGCAGCTACAAAAAAATTAGCTATATTTGATGCGTTTGAAATATTAACAAGAATTGAAGAAGAAAGAGCGTTGCTAGAAGGAGAGAATAAAGATTCTAAAGCTAATACGTTTAAGGGGTTTGCAGAAAATAGATCAAAATGAGCTACGAGCAATCTCTTTTAAAAATATTACCAGAACATATACCAGCATCTATATTAAAGAAAAAAAATAGATACAAACAATGGGTATATGGCTATGACGAAGAAAGCGACGTTGTAGTAATAAGTAAAACTGGGCAAGTTGGAGAAGTGTATAGCATACAAAATTTGAATATTGCATTACCACCCTCCGAAGATGTTAATATTCTGCCAAATAACAAATGGGAAAGAATCGACTTCCCGAAGGAGTTAGACAAAATTAAAAGCGTCTTTGAATGGAATCAAAAACCAGAGTACTTTAAAGAAAACTGGTATGATTATATAGACAAAGAATTTAAAAGACGCGATGAAGGCTTTTGGTTTTACAATAATGATATTCCCACCTATATAACAGGGACTCATTATATGTACTTGCAATGGAGTAAAATTGACGTAGGCGCACCAAACTTTAGAGAAGCAAATAGATTGTTTTTTATATTTTGGGAAGCTTGCAAAGCGGATAGTAGGTGTTACGGCATGTGTTATCTTAAAAATCGTCGGTCGGGCTTTTCATTTATGTCGTCGGCGGAAATAGTTAATTTAGCAACAATAACATCAGACTCAAGATATGGAATATTATCAAAAACAGGAGCTGATGCTAAAAAAATGTTTACAGATAAAGTTGTACCTATATCTATAAACTACCCATTCTTTTTTAGGCCAATACAAGATGGTATGGATCGTCCTAAAACAGAATTAGCATATCGTATACCAGCATCAAAGCTTACTAGAAAAAAATTAGATTTAGGAGAAAAAGCCAATGAATTGAGCGGCCTTGATACAACAATTGATTGGAAAAATACAGGCGACAACTCTTATGATGGTGAAAAATTAAAACTATTAGTACACGACGAAAGCGGTAAATGGGAAAGACCAGATAATATTTTGAATAACTGGAGGGTTACTAAGACTACATTGCGGCTTGGAGCAAGAATTGTTGGCAAATGTATGATGGGCTCTACGTCAAACGCATTAGATAAAGGTGGAGCAAACTTTAAAAGATTATACGAAGATTCAAACGTTACTAAACGAAACCGCAATGGACAGACTGCTTCGGGATTATATTCTTTGTTCATACCTATGGAGTGGAACTACGAGGGATTCATTGATGCTTATGGAAACCCTGTCTTTAATACACCAAAAAAACCTAGAACAGGGCCACAGGGTGAATTAATTGATTACGGGGTAATTGAGCATTGGCAGAATGAAGTAGACGGTTTAAAGCATGACCAAGACGGATTAAATGAATACTATCGTCAATTCCCAAGAAGTGAGCAGCACGCATTTAGAGATGAAGCCAAACAATCTTTATTTAATCTAACAAAAATTTATGCTCAAATAGACTTTAACGAAGACTTTGGGGCTAAAGAGTTTGTAACATCTGGTAATTTCCAGTGGGCAAACGGCGAGAAAGATACTTATGTTCAGTTTTATCCAAATAGTAATGGTAGGTTTAAAATATCCTGGGTGCCTCCTAAAAATTTACAAAATTGTGTAATAGTAAAGAATGGTATAAAATTTCCGGGGAATGAGCATATAGGAGCATTTGGATGTGACTCATATGACATATCTGGAACGGTAGATAAAAGAGGGTCAAAAGGTGCTTTGCACGGGTTAACCAAGTTTAGCATGGAAGACGCTCCGCCAAACCATTTCTTTTTAGAATATATAGCCAGGCCCCAAACTACCGAGATATTTTTCGAAGATGTATTAATGGCTTGCGTGTTTTACGGCATGCCAATATTAGCTGAAAACAATAAGCCTAGGCTTCTATATTATTTTAAAAGAAGAGGATATAGAGGTTTTTCAATGAATAGACCCGATAGGGTTTGGAATAATCTTTCTGTTACCGAAAAAGAAATAGGTGGTATACCAAATACCAGCGAAGACATTAAGCAAGCACACGCTGCGGCTATAGAAAGTTATATAGAAAATTATGTAGGACTATTGTCCGAATCGGAATACGGTTCCATGTATTTCCAAAAGACATTGGAGGACTGGGCTGGGTTTAATATAAATAATAGAACAAAGCATGATGCAACTATTAGTTCTGGGCTAGCTATAATGGCTTGTAACAAAGACAGATATAGACCAGTTGCGGATAAAGTAATTACTAAAGTTCCTCTTGGGTTTAAAAAATATAATAACAAAGGTTATAGTTCAAAAATAATAGAATAGATGGTTTACACTAATTATAATAGCTCCTTTCCCGACCAGGTAGTACCTAATGAGGAAAAGCAAACTTTAGAATATGGTTTGCAGGTAGCGCGAGCTATTGAAAACGAGTGGTTCCGGAATAATCGCGGTGGAGATAGGTTTACTGCTAATTTTCAAGAATTTCACAGAAGAAGATTATACGCAAGAGGAGAGCAATCTGTACAAAAATATAAAGATGAATTATCTATTAATGGCGATTTGTCTTATTTAAATTTAGACTGGAAGCCAGTCCCTATTATTCCTAAATTTGTAGATATTGTTGCTAATGGTTTATCTCAAAGACAATATGAGATTAAAGCGTACGCGCAAGACCCTGTAGCTAAAAAGAAAAAAACACAGTATGCTACAGATTTGCTTATTGATATGGAAAATTATAATCAGTTAAAACAATTAAGCGAGGTTACTGGTTATAACTTTTTTTCAACAACAAATCCTGACGAATTACCTAAAAATAAAGAAGAGTTTGAGTTGCACATGCAGCTTGACTATAAAGAATCTGTAGAATTAGCGACTGAAGAGCTAATCAATAATTGTTTAGATAAAAACAAATATGCAGAAACTAGAAAAAGGGTAATACAAGATTTAGTTATATTAGGAATTGGGGCTGCTAAAACTCAATACAATAAATCAAATGGATTACAAGTAAAATATGTTGATCCTGCTAACTTAGTTTATTCATATACAGAAGATCCTAATTTTGATGATCTATATTATATAGGTGAGGTTAAGCAAATTTCATTGCCGGAGTTAGCTAAGCAGTTTCCGCATTTAGGGCCGGATGATTTAAAAGAAATACAAAAATACCCTGGTAATTCTGATTATATTAGAAATTATTTTGGGCAAAATGATGATAATACCATAAGCGTTATATATTTTGAATATAAAACATATATGACACAGGTATTTAAAATAAAAAGAACTGAATTTGGGCTTGAAAAAGCTTTAGAAAAAACAGATGATTTCAACCCTCCGATTAATGATAATTTTGATAGGGTAGAAAGAACGATAGAGGTTTTATATACGGGGGCTAAAATTTTGGGGCATGAAAAAATGCTTTCCTGGAAGTTAGCCGAAAATATGACGCGACCATTTGCGGATTCTCCTAAAGTTGAAATGAATTACACTTTAGTAGCACCCAGAATGTATAAAGGCAAAATTGAAAGTTTAGTAAGCCGCATTACTGGATTTGCTGATATGATACAGCTTACGCATTTAAAGCTACAACAGGTAATGTCAAGAATGGTACCTGATGGTGTATATTTAGATGCCGATGGCTTAGCTGAAGTAGATCTTGGAAACGGTACAAATTACAATCCGGCTGAGGCGCTGAACATGTACTTCCAAACAGGTAGTATCGTTGGGCGCTCATTTACGCAGGATGGTAATATGAATCCTGGTAAGGTTCCAATTCAAGAATTACAAACCTCATCTGGTCAGTCAAAAATAGCGGCATTAATTAGCACTTATCAATATTATTTGCAAATGATCCGTGATGTAACGGGTCTTAATGAAGCTAGAGATGGCAGTACGCCAGATAAAAATGCTTTAGTCGGATTGCAAAAATTAGCAGCGGCTAATTCTAATACAGCTACTAGACATATTCTGCAAGCTGCATCTTATGTTACGTTAAGGCTTTGTGAAAATATTTCGCTAAAAGCAAAAGATATATTTGAATTTGCGCTTACAGAATCTTCATTAATAGAAAGTATTAATGAATTTAATGTAAATACCTTAAAGGAAATATCTGACCTGCATTTGCATGATTTTGGTATTTATTTAGAACTAGAGCCTGATGAAGAAGAAAAAGCTCAGTTACAGCAAAATATCCAAGCATCATTACAAGCTGGCGCTATTTATTTAGACGACGTTATAGATTTGCAAAGAATTAATAACATTGACCTTGCAAATAAATATTTAAAACTAAAGCGGCGTAAAAAACAAGAAGCAGATCAAGCCGCACAGCAAGCAAATATACAAGCTCAAGGCCAAGCAAATGCTCAAGCTTCAGAGGCAGCAGCATTAGCTGAGCTACAAAAACAACAGGCGCTTACTGAATCTAAATTACAATTAGAGCAAGGTAAAACTAATTTTGAAATTACAAAACTAGAGCGCGAGGCTGAAATTAAGATGCGATTAATGGAATTGGAATTCCAGTTTAATAAACAACTTGTGGAAGCACAGGCTGGTGCCGCTAAAAATAAAGAAGCTTATAAAGAAGATCGTAAGGACGAAAGAACTAAAATACAGGCAACTCAACAATCCGAGTTGATTGACCAAAGAAAAAATGATTCCTTACCAAAGAATTTTGAATCCGCTGGATTTGATGTTCTTGGTGGATTCGGATTAGGCCAATTTGAGCCTAAATAATATTTTTTATTAATTTTATATTATCATATCATGGCTGAAGAAACAGTAAAACAAGAAGGTGACTTTAAAATAAAGTCAAAAAAAATGAAAACATTAGTTAAGGAAGATAAACCAGTTAAAGTTGATCTATCTAAAGCTAAACAAGATCAGGCTACCGAAGAGCCTATAAAAGTTGATTTATCAAATAAAACAACAGAAAATGCCATTCAAGAACAAAGCACAGAGAGCAGCCTGTTGGGCGGCAACAACCAAAGCGAAGAAAGCGGGGAAAAAGCCGTCGTGGAATTGCAAGAAATGGGAGAGCAAGACAAAGACCCCGTTGCAGATGTGCGGACTGAAGAAGACCCAGTAATTCAAGAAATTGTAGAGGAGCAAAATATACAATCCAATACTAAAGATTTAGAAAATGAAATTACTGAAGCGATTCAGCAATCTGTAGAACAGAATATTAATCTACCTGAAAATATCCAAAAAGTTGTAGACTTTATGAATGAAACAGGTGGTACGCTTGAAGATTATGTTCGGCTAAACGCCGATTATTCAAATTTAAATGAGGAAGCTTTATTGCGAGAATATTATTTAAAAACTAAACCTTATTTAGATAGCGAAGACATTAATGTTTTATTAGAAGATTTTTCGTGGGACGAAGAATTAGATGATGAAAGAGAGGTGCGCAAGAAAAAACTTGCATTTAAAGAAGAAATTGGAAAAGCCAAAAACTTTTTAGAAGGTTTAAAGAGTAAATATTACGACGAAATCAAGTTGAGACCCGGCGTTACTCAAGAACAGAAAAAAGCTATGGACTTTTTTAATAGATATAACGAGGAGCAAAAAACAATACAGCAGCGTACTGTTGATTTTCAAAAACGTACAAAAGATTATTTTACGCAAGATTTCAAAGGTTTTGATTTCAATTTAGGCGAAAAGAAATTTAGGTACGGTATAAGAGATGAATCAACGGTAGCAGAAACTCAATTAGACCTTAATAATTTTGTTAAGAAGTTCTTAAACAATAAAGGCGAATTAGCCGATCTAAGCGGGTATCACAAAGCTATGTATGTTGCCAATAATCCCGACCGTGTTATTAATCATTTTTACGAACAAGGTAAAGCTGACGCTATAAGAGAATTAACCGCTAAATCAAAAAATATTAGTGATGATACTCGCGCGGCGGCAACACCCGATTTATTTGTAAATGGCATAAAGGTAAGGCATATTAGCGGTGGCGAAGACTCTTCAAAATTAAAAATAAAAAAAGTTAAACTTAATAATTAAAAATTATGGCACTTAATAATGCTTTCGGGAGTATAATCCCAACCGCGAAGCCGCAGGCTTTAGCAACAAATTATATTGATTTTACCTCTGGAACAGGTGGTAACTTTGCTCAGCAATATTTGCCAGAAGTATACGAGGCTGAAGTAGAGCGCTATGGAAACAGAACATTATCTGGTTTTCTTAACATGGTGGGCGCTGAAATGCCAATGTCTTCTGATCAAGTTGTATGGAGCGAGCAAAATAGACTACACATTTCTTATGACGCTTGTTCGCTTACAGCTAACAACGACGCTACTATTACTATTCAAGATTCAGCCACTGCAATTGGAACTGGTTCTGGGCAGCATGCTCACGCTATCCGCGAAAACCAATTGATCGTAGTTATGGATCCCTCAACTGGTACTGAGCAAAAAGCTATTGTAAAAGGAGCTGTAACCGATACTACAGTAGAGGCATACCCCTACGATTCTGCTACATGGGCAGCTGCCCTTGTTGCTGCTGCTGGAGCTCTTAAGGTTTTCGTATTTGGATCTGAGTTTGCAAAAGGACAACCAGGAATGACTGGTGCTGTTGATGCTACTTTTACACAATTTAGCAACTCTCCTCTTATTATTAAAGATAAATATGAAGTTTCTGGTTCTGATGCTGCTCAAATTGGTTGGGTAGAAATTATTACAGAAGATGGAACTAATGGCTATCTTTGGTATTTAAAAGCTGAATCTGAAACTCGTCTACGTTTCCAAGATTATCTTGAAATGACTGTAGTTGAAGCCGAGCCTGCTAGCCAAGCTACTGGTGGTATTTCTGCTGCTTCACAAGGTGCTAAAGGAAGTGATGGTCTTTTCTATGCTATCGAGCAACGAGGAAATATCCACACTGGAGGCTTTTCTTCTGTAAGTGTTGACTTTGATCCAATTCTTAAAAATCTAGATACTCAAGGGGCTATTGAGGAAAACATGCTTTTCTTAGATCGCGATACTAACTTAGAGTTTGATGATATGCTTGCTAATGTAGGTGTTGGTTCTAGCTTTTATGAAGGCGGTAGCTCTTATGGTGTATTTGAGAACTCTCAAGAAATGGCCTTAAATCTTGGATTTAATGGTTTCCGCAGAGGATCTTATGATTTCTATAAGACTGATTGGAAATATTTGAATGACGCTTCTACTCGTGGAGGTTCTGCAGCATTTGCTACTCACACCGATTCTATCGACGGGGTTCTTATTCCTGCTGGTACTTCAACAGTTTATGATCAAATCTTAGGAACTAATATCCGCCGACCATTCTTGCATGTTCGTTACCGCGCTTCACAAGCCGATGACCGTAGAATGAAGTCTTGGATTACCGGTTCTGTTGGAGGAGCTTATACATCAGATCTTGACGCTATGGAAGTACACTTCCTATCTGAAAGATGTCTTTGTGTACAAGGCGCTAACAACTTTGTATTGTTCAAAAACTCTTAATACCAAACAAATGTAATTCTTACCCCTGTTGTAATGACAGGGGTAATTATTACTTTTTATTAATTATTTAATTTTATTATATCATGGCTAAAGAAAAAACAGCTCAAATTACAAATTGGGAAATTAAAGACAGGCATTATTATTTAACGGGAAATAGATCGCCTTTAACATATGTAATTCCCACTAGGCACAAAATAAATAAACCATTACTTTGGTTTGACCCCGTAACAAATGAACAAAAAGAAATTAGGTATGCAACTAATATGCCTTCACCCTTAAGAGATGAACAAAAGGGCGAAGCTACACTAGGGCACGTATTATTTAGAAACGGACACCTATTTGTTCCAAAAGAATATCAGGCATTGCAGAAACTACTATCTATATATCATCCTTATTTAAATAAAAGGTATGCCGAAGTAGATACTGTAATGGAAGCAACTGATCAATTAGAAACAATTGAGTTAGAAATTGAGGCATTAAACCTGGCAAAAGCAATAGATATTGATATGGCAGAAGCTATAATGCGGGTTGAAAATGGATCTAATGTATCCTCAATGAGTTCTAAAGAAATTAAAAGAGATCTTCTATTGTTTGCTAAAAGAAACCCCAGATTATTTATTGATTTGGCGAATGATGAAAACGTACAATTAAGAAATTTTGCAATAAAAGCAACAGAGGCTAATATTGTAAAATTATCGCAGGACCAAAGATATTTTACATGGGCTAGTAATGGCAAAAAGCTTATGACTGTCCCGTTTGATGAAAATCCTTATTCTGCATTTGCAGCGTTTTTACAAACCGATGAAGGGGTTGAAATTTATAAATCAATAGAGAAAAAATTTCAATAACATGTAATAATATAATGGATATGGCCATCAGTACGGTGGCCTATCTATTATAAACAATAGAAATATAATGGCGATAAATGTAAATACTGTATATCAAACCGTTTTGTCTATACTCAATAAAGAGCAGCGTGGTTATCTTACGCCGGATGAGTTTAATAAAACAGCCACACAGGTACAGCTAGAGATTTTTGAAAATTACTTTGAAGATCTTAATCAGCAATTACGTATACCACAAGTTAATACAGAATATGTAGATCGCCAAAAAAATATAGATGATTATATTTCTATATTTAAAACAATTGGCCCGGTTACAAGAATTGCACAGGGGGCTGTTGTTTCAATAGGATTAACTTCTTTTGGCACGGGTTATACTACTTCAAATGCAGTAGCAACAACCGGGGGAACGGGAAGTGGACTTACTTTAAATATTATAGCCACAGCTGGTATTATACAGTCGATTACTATAGCTGATGCCGGTGAAGGGTATGTTTCGGGAGATGTTATCGCAATAAGCGGTGGCGTCGGTGGTGTTGCAACGATTTCTTTTGTTAACCCAAATGAGTATTTTAGATCGCCTTCAAACATGCATCGTATCGGGACCGTTATTTACAAAGATATGGTTGAACTGCAAAGGCTGGAAAGAAATGAGTTTTTATATGTAAATAAATCTCCTTTAACAAGACCGTCAACTGACTTCCCAATATACATATATGAAAATTCATTGCCTGGTACAAATGGGTCAAATACCCTAATGCCTGGTATATATGTATATCCAAGAACAGTACCTTATACTGATATAACATTATCTTATGTAAGAAAACCTTCTGATGTTTCATGGGGCTTTAATGTTGGTAATTTAGGGCAATATGTTTATTCAGCCAGCACTTCAACGCAATTTGAACTTCACCCATCGGAGCAAACAGAAGTTATATTAAGAATATTAGCGTATGCCGGTATTATAATAAGAGATCCTCAAATTATTCAAGCGGCTAGTCAAGCTGTTCAGGCAGAAGAGGTAAATTCAAAAAGTTAATAGATGGGATTAATAAACGAAAACAATAGACAATACTACGCCGGGGCTCAAGGTTTTCAAGCTGTTGGGACAGAGACAGAATTTCAATTTACCTTTGATGAAACAATGGCACTTTATGATTCCGCTTCTTGGGATCCAACAAATATTGCATATATTGAAAACAACTTTATATTTGAATATAGCTTAACCGGCGCTGCACCATATACTGCATTTGCTAGCCAATATAGTGTTATTAACAATAAAATAATATTAGCTACAGGAACTTTTGCGGCTGGATATTATAGAGTTAGGCTTAAAGATAGAAATTATGGAGATTATGCTTATACAAGTATTAATGATATAATCAATAATTTCTTAATGGTTTATGTGGGTGATGGAAAATTAGTGCCATCAATAAAAAGAACAGACTTATTGTTTTTTGCAAAAAGAGCAATGCAAGAATTTAGTTATGACACTTTAAAATCTGTTAAATCACAAGAATTATCTATACCAAATAATTTAACAGTACCACTGCCGCAAGATTATGTTAATTATGTTAAAGTTTCTTGGGTTGACGATTTAGGTGTTAAGCATGTAATATACCCCACTAGATTAACATCAAACCCTGCGGAAGTTCCAGTACAGGATGGAGCGGGTATACCTACACAAGATAACTTTGATAACAATATAGAAGGAACATCTATTACTGAGCAAAGATGGGACTCTGCTAATATGCTCCAAATAACCGGCGGATATGATCAGGCATATGGAGACTCTAGTATAAGCGGAGCTGTTCATAATAGAGCTGGTCTTGGCGAACGCTACGGGTTAAACCCAGAAACAACACAAATTAACGGGTTTTTTACAATAAATGAAAGAGAAGGTAAATTTTCTTTTTCATCAGATCTTGTTGGTAAGGTTATAATATTTGAATATATTTCAGACGGGCTGGCTTATGACTCAGATATGCGGGTTCCTAAATTAGCTGAAGAAGCTTTTTATTCATATATATTGTATTCTGTACTATCCGGCAGAACAAACGTACCGGAATACATTATACAAAGGGTTAAAAAAGAAAAAAGCGCAAACTTAAGAAATGCTAAGCTCCGCCTGTCTAATATAAAAATTGAAGAAATAGCTCAAGTATTTAGAAATAAATCTAAAATAATTAAGCATTAATGGGTGAGGTTAAAAACGCTTTTGTAAAGTCTAAAATGAATAAAGACCTGGACTCGCGATTAATGCCGTCCGGAGAATATAGAAACGCTATAAATGCCCAGGTAAGCAAATCTGAAGGTCAAGACGTTGGCGCTTTAGAAAATGTATTAGGTAATATAAATGCCAAATCGATTGCTTCAATTTCTGCCGGCTATATATGTATTGGCTATTTTGTAGATAATGCTAGTAATTCCGCTTTTTTATTTTATACTGATAATGATGGCGATGCATATGTCCCATCTGGCACTGGCTCTAACCATGGAATCTATCAGTACAACGCTACCAACAATAGCAGCCAAAAGTTATGCGGTGGTAATTTTTTAAATTTTTCTAAAAAATACCCTATAACAGGCGTAAATTTATTAGAAAATTTATTATTTTGGACGGATAATAGAAATCAACCTCGCAAAATAAATATTTCAAACACAATTGGATATTATACTACAGAAGATCATATATCTGTGGCAAAATTCAATCCATTTAGAGCTATAACATTATACGACGAATCTACCCTGTCTATAGGTGACTATGAAACAACAATGAAAGACGTTGTTTCTAAATTTATGCCCGATGGCGGAATTGCCATAGTAACTGCCGACGTAGTCGCTTCGCCGGACATAATTATATCTGACCTTTCCATACAATTTTATCCACAGGAGCCTACTGTGGGAATGACCGTAGGTTATATTGATTCTACTGGTATTTTAACCGATACAGGAGAAACAGTACAAGCGTGGGTTTCTGGAACAAATACCGTAACGTTAACCGGCCCCGTTACCATAAGCCAGGATGACGAATTAATTTTTAATTTTAATCCATACTACAATCCTAGGTATGCTGGCAATTCAACTTTTTTAGAAGATAAATTTGTAAGATTTAGCTATAGATTTAAATTTGACGATGGAGAGTATTCTTTAATGGCGCCATTTACACAGTCTTGTTTTATTCCAAAGCAAGACGGCTATTTTTTAAATCAAGAATTGCTAGTTAGCGACCAGCAGTCTGCTTTTGAATCCACTATAGTAGAATTTATGGAAAATAAAGTTAATAGTATTGACTTAAATATTCCATTGCCATTTAATGCAGATGAATTGTATTCTGCTTTAAAAATAATAGAAATTGACATTCTTTACAAAGAGTCAGATGGGCTAGCGGTTAATGTTGTAGAATCAGTTCCAATTGCCGATATTCAAACAGCAGGCTCTTCACCTGAATATGTTTATAGATATATAAATAAAAAGCCATATAAAACATTACCTGAAAAAGAATTAATCCGTGTATATGATAAAATACCGGTAAAGGCTTTATCCCAAGAAGTAATTAGTAATAGGATTGTTTATGGAAATTTTCAAGACAAGCATACTCCACCGGCATCATTAGACTATAATGTTGCTATTGGTGAAAAAAGGGCCTTCACAATTGCATCAGGCGAGGAAGGAGTTGGAGCGCCAACGTCCGGATTAACAGGGGTATATACTTTTACAGTAACATGGGTTTCAGGAACTATTGGTATAAATAGAAATATAACAGGGCCCGGTATTAGCGAAACAGCATCTATAGTTTCTTTAACAAATCCAAACCCGCAGCCCGGTGATACTTTTGACATAACTGTAGACCGCTTAGTTGATGTTTTTAGCGGGAGCGCACTATCTATTCCATCTATTGGGCCGGATAGCGACTACACAAGTTCAATAGAATATCCGTCTCATTCTTTAAAAACAAACAGAACATACCAGGTAGGTATTGTATTGTCTGATAGATTTGGAAGATCCTCAACTGTTATATTGTCAAACAATAAAGATATTGTTAGCGTAGGCGATCAAAGCTATTCAGGTTCCACTGTTTATTCGCCATATTTTGACGAGGGCGTAAATCAAGCAACTTGGCTTGGAAATTCATTACGCATATTATTTAATAGTCCAATTGCTCCAGCGGCTAATAATGTTTCAACGGGGTACCCTGGGTTATATAATGGAGATAAAAGTAGCGCGAGTTATAATCCATTAGGATGGTACTCATATAAAGTTGTTGTTAAACAAACAGAACAGGAATATTATAATGTATATACATCCGGTGCCCTTAGGGGTGATTTATCTGGTGATAATACGCAAATATCTTATACTACATTAATAAACGATAATATTAATAAAGTTCCAAGAGATTTAAATGAAGTAGGACCACAGGATAAAACCTTTAGAAGTTCTGTAAGATTATTTGGGCGGGTAAATAATCTAGACACAGATACGGGTAATTATCCTAACGGAAGCTTTGGGTTTTCAAATACTGGTAACCAGCAATTTTATCCAAATAAAAAATCATTTACAACAACTAATATCCAAGAATTGCTTGAGCTATTCCCGAATGATGCCAGAACATTACCTGTTACTCAGACGGAACCAATTTTTATGTTTTATGAAAATAGCTCCGATCCTTTGACCGCTACTGTTTCTACATCACAATTATCTAGACTACAATTTGGTCAATTAGCAGGATCAACTCCTTATCAGAGTATTGAAAACCTTGCAATATATGAAACAGAGCCGGTTGAGTCAAGATTAGATATATTTTGGGAAACATCAACAAGTGGTATAATTGATGAGTTAAACACAATAATAGGTAATTCAAACAGCAATTTAGTAACAGGATTTAGCGACTGGAATACATTATTATTTAATGAGGCTATTGAGATAGGCGAAAACGTACTAGCGTCTGATTTTCAGCCGGTTGATAGTTTTGGCACAAATATACCGGCAGCCGAAATTACAAGTCTTACTTTAGACTCTGTTTATGATAGACAAAGTACACCTCAATTAGTTGGTGGAACGGGTGCGACAAATCCTTACTTTATACTTGTGGAACAAACTCCAGGTACACATATATATAACATTGAAGTTACCCAAGAATTTGTAAATAATATATACTTCGGGGCTAATGCTTCGGTTAGACAGTTTGATTTTTCATTTACATTAGTCACAAATGACGGGGCTGGAAATAATAATCCGCCAGTAATAATAACGCAAGAGGCTTTATTATTAAATGTTTGTCCTGCTATATATGAAGCTGATGGAGTTACGCCTATAGTTAGTAACACTATAGATTTAGGAAGAATACCTATTGCTCAATCTCCTATTTTAACTGTTACAGGCAAAAATGGAGCAAATATAATAGATCCTAACCAAAACACAGGAAAAGACTTAACATGGGCAATCACCAGCCAGACCGGATCAGTTACTGGCACTGTAAATTATTTTACGGTATCCTATAGTAATACAGCTTTACTATCTACTTGCCAAGTGTTAAATACCTCAGGCAATACTACCGTTGAAGATTATACTATAGAACTTACAGTTACAGATGCTGGCGGCTGCACGGATACACTAACAATTACATTTGAGGTTGGTACCGTGCCAAATACTATAATACAAAGAGAGTTCCGTTATCGCTGCCAAGGTGAAACCGTAGATGATGTATACCCAGCTGTTTTAATTGAAATTACAGATCAAAATGATCCAAACCTAGACGGATGGTATTTTTGGGAATATGACTGGAATAGTTTGGTTACTTCGCAAGATGACGGTAATGGAAATATTGCAATAGATAGAACTAATGCTGCGGATGATATAAATAACGCTTGCGGTCCCGCTACAAACCCCGGTTTTTTCTATGGCGCAACATACCAAGAAGCTTATGATTTATTTTTCAACTGTATGGTTTGCCAAACTACCGGTTTAAAAGGCACTACAACCACCACTATAAATACAACGGGTTATAATTTTTATATAGTATAATATGCGCTTAACTGATAAGTCTGTGGGGTCTATATTAGATAATATAAAGAAACTTAATTGGAATGGGTTTAAATTGTTCCTTGTAGGTGGTCTTTTAGAAGACTGGGACACGAGGGACATTGACGTTGTTATAACTGGAGATGGTAATTATAAATTGCTTTTTGATTCAATGGAAAAGGCAAGATTATTGGGGCCAATTGATTTTTATTATATAAAAGATGAAAACAATTTAATTCAAGATAGATCTAAACCTTTTACCAGTAAGTTTGCAAAATCTTATGACAAAGGGCACCCCAAAGCTAAACAAAGGCCAGGCGAATGGAAAGACGGTTTGTTTTGGATGGAATATACATTTCCGCCTATTCATTTTGAAACAAATAAAAAATATAAAAACCAAAATAACCCGCTGTTAATACACGATGGTAATGTGTAATAATATACAAAAATAAGTGATTATATATGGGAGCAGTATTAGAAGTTAAATACTTTAATTCATTCCTCTTAAAGAAGATAAATAAAATAGGGGGGGGTCATGATATGGCTGCTTATAATGGTTCTTTTGGTATACCTGAAGCAATCGGCGGGTATCCACGTATACAGCCAGTCGATTATGGAACAAGCTTATGGGCAATTGAGGAGGCTAGAATTAGAGGTGGTTATAATAATACTTCAACTGATTACGGAGCAAGAGCATATTTAGTAGAAGATGAGCCAAACTCAACCACAAGAGGCAATGCGTTAATTTATTCTGGTATTTTTAATTCAAGAACAGGTATAAATCAAAGTAATGTATTTTCAGTAGGAGAGGATATTACTAAAGCTGTTGATCCTGCAAAAGGCACAATTCAAAAGTTATATGCCGAAGATACCAACTTAATTATTTTTCAAGAAAATAAAGTTTCTAGAGCATTAATAGATAAAGACGCTATTTATACGGCAGAGGGAGGCGGGACAATTACATCAAGCAATACAGTGATAGGACAGGTTGTACCTTATGCTGGCGAATATGGTATTTCAGAAAACCCAGAAAGCTTTGCAGTATATGGTTATAGAAAATATTTTGCAGACAAACGGCGTAATGCTGTTTTAAGGCTTTCGATGGATGGCATTGAAGAAATATCTAGGTATGGAATGAGAGATTATTTTAGAGATGAATTTTCTTCAATTGACGAGCCAGGGTTTAAAGGTAGAATATTAGGAGCCTTTGACGTTCATAATAATCAATATGTTATATCAACGCAGCGGTCATTAATATCGCCAACTGTAACGTATAATACATTGTCATTTGATGAAGATGTTAAAGGTTGGGTAAGCTTCTTTACTTTTAAACCTGACCAAATGTTTAGTATTAGAAATAAATTTTATTCTACAAAAACTAGACCATCAAAATCAAATGTTATATGGCAACATTACAGCGAAAATGTAAACCGCTGTACTTTTTATGAAAATGCATATCCTAATGAAGGAGCTACAACTGATGCGACTATAACCTTTGTTTTTAATCCTCAAATTAGTGCTTCAAAAGTATTTAAAACAATAAACTATGAAGGTAGCAATGGATGGAAAATTTCTTCAATTATATCAGATGACACCGGCGAGGACCAAGTAAATGGCTCTTACTCTATGTATCAAGATGTTGGGTCTATGGTACATAGCTATTATGGTGGCGAATATATAATAAATCCAGCAGATGGTCAGGCTGTTGAAAGGGCTGACTATCTTTCTGTTTTTGGTAATGCCAATCCTGGTTATCCGCGTCAGCATGCTGGTTTTAATAGAAAAGAAAATAAATACTCGGCTGTAATTATAAACTCTTCTAATAACAGATCTGGAGAGGTTTTAGCTGGTAGAAATATATCTGGTATAAAGGGATATTTTTTAACCGTAACAGCTGTAACGGACGGTCAAACTAATGACGGTGGATTAAAAGAATTATTTGCCGTTTCATCCAATTACGTGGAATCATCATATTAGAATTATGGAAGAATTTTTAAGAATATTACACGAATTTTTATTCGGACCTGATATACCTGGGCTGCAAAAAGCATTTGGCCCTTTAGCCGCCGTTGGCCTTAGCGCTGGCATAAGTTTAGTGGGTGGTCTTTTTGGCGGAGGCGCTGCTAAAAAAGCCGCTCGCGCGGCCGCAGCTAGGGCTGCTAGATTAGAGGGTGAACTTAGAAGAGCAGAAGAAAGTCGCCAGGCAGTTATTAATCCATACGAAGGAGTAAAGGATTTAAGTTCAATGATAACAAATCCTTATAAAGACATAGGTGTTGCAACTCAAGCTGCTAAAATACAGTCAGAAGAAGCGGATATAGCATTAGCAAATACGCTTGATACAATTAGATCAACAGGAGCAAGCGCCGGCGGAGCAACCGCTTTAGCCCAAGCTGCTTTGAAAAGTAAACAAAATGTTGCCGCAAATATTGAGCAACAAGAGGCTGCTAATGAAAAATTAAAAGCAGAAGGGGAGTTTAAAAAGGATCAAATGCAAATGGCTGAAAAGCAAAGAATCCAACAAGCCGAAGCTGCTGGTAAACAATTTGTATTCCAAGCTCAAGAAGATCGCGAAATGCAAAAATTAAACAGAATATCCGCACAATTATCTGGTGCTCAACAGCAGCAAATGGCTGCTCAACAGCAATCTGCGGCAGCTTGGTCAGGAGCGCTTAGCGGTATTGGCGGGGCTATTGGCGCTGGAATTCAAGGAGGAGCATTCGGTTAAAAATAAAAAATACAATATATGGGAGCATATGAAAATCCAATAACTGCTGTAGATGACAAGAGCGCTGCGATAATAGCCGCTGGTTTCCAGTCGTTTGCTTCTTCAATTACTAGCGCGTTTTTAGAAAGACAAAAAAAGCAAGAAGAATTAGCTAAACAATATTTAGTAGATGCTAATAATTTATTGGTGGCGGGAGCTAAATCCGCCGCTGAGCTGGAGTCTTTTATGCAAGAAAATAAGCAGGTGCTTGGGGATTTTGGCGATACACTAGTAGAACAGCATAGAGATGGATTAAGCCGCGAATTTTATCTTAAGAACGCTATAGATTCCATGGCTGTTAGAAATGCAGACGATTTAGAAAAGAAAAAACAGATGATTACCGAATATCAAACCCTAATTCAAGGTAATCAGCAGGCTATAACAGATTATACGGGTGTAGACTCAACAATAAAGCAAATATCAACAGAAGCGTCGTCTGGATTTCTAACACGTACAGCCGGGCAAATTGATAATTTAGATCAGAGAAATTCTGCTGCTATTAAGGCGGCTAATATACTTGGAGACATAACCCCAGTTGAAAGGCCATTTGAAAAAAAGATAAATTCTTTAGGAGAAAATATATTAATTTTTTACCCAAAAGGAGAGCCGGCGGTTGAATGGAATATAACCAGAAATGGTGACCCTAGGGATATGAAAAAAGTATCTAATCTAACGGTAAGAATTGACGAAGCCTTAACTCTTGGTACCAGCCCTACTATTGTGACCGGAAAAGGCGGATTTGTTCCTAGCGAAGAATATCGGGTATACGAAGCTGGGACAAATGGCGAAAAAATACCTAAATTTAATTACACGGTAAAAAGGCTACCGGACGGCAGCAAAAGGACTTATAAAACTCCGGTATATGATATGGAGCGTTATAACACGGCATTAGCCAGCGCCGTTTCTACTGCTGTTAATCAGGAGCAAGATGATTATGGTAGGCTATCTGCATTTAGACATTATATGGCAGGTACAATTGTAGGCCAAGAAGTAACATATAAGGATAAAAATGGCAGTGATATAAAAAAGAAAATAGAAAATGATTCTTTTAATTTAGATAATCAAGGCCAAATGAACGACGAGCAGAGAAGCTTTTATGCCGCCGCCGCCGCCGCTTATATGCAAACTAAGTATGCCTATGTGCCCGAGGCTGAAGAAGATTTTACAAGAGCACCATCCACTGCAACTACTACTACAAATCTTCCAAAAGCAACTCCCGAAGAAAAAGCAAAATCATATTATGAAGAATTCAAACAAGACCCGGTTACAAAATTTGAAGAATTTACAGGACTGGCTCCTAAGTGGGATGAAAAGAAAGGCACAATGACTATATCCGCGGAAGATCTTGGAGAAGAAGAAGGCGATGATATAGTATACAATATGAATACAAAGGGAGGAAGAGCTCGGTTTTATAGAAAACTTTTAGATGAATCTGGGTATCTTAGCGGGGACGACGAAGGAGAAAAAATTAGAAGAGCATTTAGTGGCGTTGTTGGCGTGGCGTCAGCCGGGGAGATAACCAAAAGGCAGTTCATTACAGATTATATGGCTAATGACTCAACAGCATCCAAGGAACAAGCAGAAAAGGCCTGGGAGTTTCAAAAGCGCAAAGAATAATAAAAATTATAAACACAGAAATTAAATTATGCCAAGATACAAAATTTCAACAGGCGAAATATACAATATTCTTGAAGAAGAAGTAAGCGATTTTTTATCTGTCTATCCTAACGCAACATTGATAGAAGAAGCGGGAAAGGAAGAAGACCCTGTAAAGGAGGCTGCGGATGCGGGGTCAAAAAATCAAGCAGCCGCTGGGGACTTTACGTTGGATCCTGGTTTATCGGAATTAGCAAAGCCTAAAGTATCTTATGTATATGCCGATGGCAGTGAATTTTCTGAACCAGAGCTTTTAAAAAGCTTAAGAAATTTAGATATAAAATTTACCGGAACACTGTCTAGAGATATATATGATTTTGAAGGAAAAGTTGGTTATAAAAAAGCTTTTAAAGTAAAAGACAATATAACAGACGAAGCTCTTATTAAAGCATATATAAATCAGTTTCCCGCAAATAAAAGGCCAGAAAAAGTATATAACGACCAAAAACTTGACGAAGTTGTTATTAAAACAAGTTTAAAAGTTAATGAGGCTCAAAAAGTACAAAAGAAATTAGATTTTTTAAAGCCAAATGAAGATCAACTTTTAGAAATCGAGCAACAGGCAGAGCAAATGTTTGTGCCTTCGGAACAACTTCCTGATAAAATTTTATATATAAATCAGCAGGGGCAATCTGTTACGACAAAAGATATTCCGGAAGAATACGAAGAATATCTAAAAAAAGCAAATAATGATTTACAAAAAGCTAAAGAGCTTTACGTAAAAGACAAGAAAAAATCAGCACACAAAGACAATATAGCTGAATGGGCACAAGAAAATACAAGCCTATTTGATGGAAAAAGCGTTTCTAGGTTTTTAGAGCAGCAAGAAAAGGCTGCTAAAATTATTGGCGATTGGGAAGCTAAACAATTAGTCGGTAAAGCTCAAACAGCAAATGAATTAGACCTTGAAATTAAAGCTAATACTGCCGCATTAAGTGATTTACAATATAAAGCTTATGGAGAGAAAAATCCAGAAACGATAGCCAACATTGTAAAAGATTATGAAGAAATTTATAATAATACTGTTTATTTAGCTGATAAGGCAAAAGAACTTTATAATGAACAAATTGAATTATCAGAAAAAACAGGGGATAATGAATTAATATTAGATGCAGTAAAAAGATCTTATGCTGGCCCAACTGTTTTAATGGGAAATTTAACTGGCACTGTAGCAAACATAGTAGGAGGGGCGTTAAAAATACCAGAATGGCTATATGTTAGTTTAGATTCTGCTATAACAGGTGATGACCCTACTATATCAAGTATAAGATATAAAGCAATGGCTACAGCAGCTCCTAGCGGGTTAGGCGGGGCGCAAGTTATTAGTGATGCAGCTATTGATCTTTCTAAGAATATTAGAAGCAACATTGCAGAGCCTATTGATGTTACTGATATTAAAAGTCTTTCCGATTTTGGGATGTGGGCTGGGGAGGTTACTTTTAATCAGCTTCCAAACGCAGCCTTAATGATAGCCGCTCCTGAGGTTGCTTTGCCAATATTAGGGGCATCTGCTGCGGGTAATAAATACGACCAAATGATTGAAAATTCCTTTTTATATGGAGAGGAATACAAGCCTTGGCAAATATTTTCAGCGCCATTAATCGTTGGATCAGCAGAATATCTTACTGAAAAAATAACGTTTGGGCAACTAAAAGGTATTTCAAATATACTTAAATCAAAACCAGATGCATTAAAAGCGGCTAATGAATATATTCAAAATAATATTCTTAAAGGGCAATACTTTGTTACAACGCTTGGCGAAGCTGGAGGAGAAGGGGTAGCAACGCTTACTGAGAATATCACAGATATATACATGCTCAATGATAAAACCAAGCATATATGGGACGGCGTTCCTAATGCGGTAGCTTCAGGTGCATTTATGTCTGGCGTTATATTTAAAGCCCCCGCGGTGGGAGCTAGATTATTACGCCCATTTGCTTCAGATAATTTACAAACAAAATTAATTAACAATGCTGAGCAATTGCGTAAAATTAGCAAGGAATTAGAAGAAAATAAAAATCTTGATAATTTTGCAAAAGACGAATTAGTAAAAGCTCAAATAAAAATTACTGAAGATAGCAATAACTCTATAAAAAATAGTTTAGCTAGAGCAGATCTTTTAACAGAGGCTGAAAAAGCTAAGTTAATTGAGATTGATAAATTAGCGGCCGACGAATTGGCGGCAATGCGCGAAATTTACAATAATAAAACACTTGATGACGCCGCTAAGCGGGATTTGGTAAAGGGCTATAAAGAGGAGTATTTGGCTTTGCAAAAGGAAAAAGCGGATATTATAAAATTTGTAGAAAGAGATCAACTATTAGCGTCAGCAATTGAAGCTACGGGTATAAAAAATACTACTTATGTTTCTTTAAATAACAATCAAGAAATTGACGCTTATGCCGCTCAAAAAAAGAAAGATGAAGGTTTTATTGAAAATGTAAAAGGAAATTTTGGCACAATAATTCAAAATTCTGAAACAGGGGCACAAGAAATAATTATAAATAAAGGCAAAGCGCGTCGATATGGATATGTAGCAACCGCTGACCACGAATTTTTACATGCTGTACTTTATAATACTGTTAAAAACAACCCTCAAGCACAAGCTAATTTAGGAAAAGCATTAACTCAAGAGCTGGAAAATGTTTTTGGCAAAACAGAATTAGCTAATACTCAATTTAAAAGAAGATTAGACCTATATCTGCAAGACGTTAAAGAAGGTAAAATTAAAGAAAATGAGGCCTGGGAAGAGGCCCTTACTTTGTTTTCAGAAGCTTTAGTGTATGAAGATATTATTGTTGAAGACGTTGAAAGTAGTAGATCCTTTGTTGAACGTATTAAAAAGTTTTTTGAAACATTATTTTCAAAATACATTGGCGCCCCTATAAAATTTAATAATGGGCAAGATGTTATTCAGTTTGTAAAAGATTATAAAGAAAGCTTTGAAACTGGAAAATGGAGCGCCAGCATGCGCAAAACAATTGCCGAGGGCGCCAAAGGAACTTTAGTAGAAGGAGGAGCTTTTGTTCCTGCTAAGACTACCCGAAAACTTAGTCAAGCACCAAAAGGAAGTTTAGATGTTATACTTAATAAATATACCCAAAACCCTGACGGCACAAGTAAGTATACAAGTAAAGAAGAATTTCAAACGTCGGCAGATGTTGGCGAAGTATACAATCTTATACAAGAAACTAATCTTCTAGATGGTGAAATTAGAAAAAGAGCTACATTAGCTGGTATACCAACAGAAAATTTAGATCTTGAAAGTATACGCGGTAATATTGCAATGCGTGTATTAACTAATTTTGATCCATCTAAAAACAATTTATTTGGATATTTATTAGGTAAGGTTAATATCGTAGATAAAGCGGTAAAAGACGAGGCTAAAAAGTTTGTTGGTCAAGTTGAAACCGGAGCTGCAAGAATAGATACCGCGGCTGGCGAAGTAGGTGCTGTAGCTGAATTAGCAGCTGATGAGGTTACTTTAGAAGAAAAAGAAACTAGGATAGCAGAAGAAACAGCAGAGGAGGCTAAATATACTAAAATTAAAGACGCTAATGTATTTGATAATACTTTATTAGACAAAGCCAAAGAAAAGGTATTACAGACGGTTAGAACGCTTAAAAATAAATTAGGAACAGCTGTTTCTAAAAATATTAGTGTTACGCCAATTATGGAGGAATTCGTTCAAGATATATCTAAGCAAATAGATATTGATCTTAAAAAAGCCATGGGTGGCAAAAAAGATAACGAACTTAGAAACTGGACAATCCGCAATAAAAAAGCTATTATTGAAAATGCCACTACAACGTGGCTAATGGGTAAAGATAACGGCAAAGAGGTTTTGGGCGGCATGCCGATTGCTATTGAAAAATCTGTTGGCGGTAGATACACGGGTCAATTTGAAGAAATAAATCTAGGGGGCAAAACAATTAAAGTAGAGGTATTTGAGCCTAATTTTATCCCTTATCCTGAGTGGGTTGGTAAAAATATTGACCGCGAAAAAACAAAAGAACTTGGCAAAACATCTGGTAATCAAATAGTTAGAAGGGTTGATCCTGCAAAAATAGATGATACTGAATTTGCAAACTTTATTACTGAAACAGATGGAAATCCTATTCGCGGTAGAAAAGAATCTTTAGCTAAAGAAATGTCAGGGGAGCTAGGTCTTGAGCTTTTTGTTGAAGGCGTTAGAAATCCTGAATCAGATATTGCAAAAGCTTTCGAACAAAACCAAGAATTACGCGGCGAAGTTTTAGATGAAAACTATAAAGTTGAATTAGAAAGACAAGCAGAGCGCGGCACTATTAAAAACAGTAAAGCTATTGCTGGAATTCAAGCAATAAATTTAGTTAGTAGAAATCAAGTAGCTTTAATAACCGAAGCGGTTAATGCGTGGAATCAGCCTACATTAACTAAACGTAAAGCGGCTGTAAAAGCTTTACTAAGTAATAAAAAGGGTGTAGAGCTTGATGATGCCGCTTTATTAATTGAGCAATTAGAACAGGGGCAAGCGTACCTTGATGCAAAATCAGAGGCTTCTTGGAAGCTAGCGG